TACCTATCTGCTGGAGCGCCTGTTTTACCTTGTCGAATGAGACCGTTGCAGATAAGAAAGACAGAAAAGTGAGTGCGATCATTATAATCACTTTCTGTATCGTGAACGGCTCGCCAAAATAGAGCGTATATCCGACACACAATGCCACCGTGAGTATGGTGGACACTATGACGGCAAGCAAGTTGCTGGAGTATTCCACCTGTTTCTCATTCAGTATCTTCTTGATGGCTTCCACCGTAAGACTTGTCAGTACGCTGATGAGTGCCAGCGCTGACAGTAAAAATCCATTATTCATCATGTTCCTCCATGTATTTCAGTTCTTCAAAGTCCTGCTTGCGTTCCTGCTTCGTTTCAAAGTATGCCTTTCCCATATACCCGACCATTACCGCTACTACACCTGTTACCCACGCTATACCTAAATCTGATACGGGCTCCCGACCGAAAGCGGAGAGGATATAAGGAATCGAGCCGTTAATCACCCCGATTATCAATAGGGCTTTCACGGCTCGCTTGGTGTAGGTTCGCCTGTTTTCTCTGTGGCGCTTCATTTGTAGACCTCTCTAATCTTAACCAACCTGTGAATGATTTCGCTTGTCCAATCGTCTACCTTTGTGAGAAACTTCTTTGACGTAAAGATATCGGGCTTTATCGTCATGCTGGCAAGTAGTGCCTTGACTTTTTCCTGCTTGATGCTGATATAGTCAGACTCTACGTTAATGTGATTGTATGTAATCCACTCGACCACTTCGCCGTACATTCTTTCAAGGATATACATAGTGATATAGGGGTCATATCCTGCAATGTCCTTGCACATTTCGTCTATCGTATGCCGTAGTCCCTCACAGTAGATGTGCGCCCACTCTGTCTGCTGACGGATGATATCTCTCTCTCGGTAATCGTCTCCCAAACCGAATTTACTTGTATTCAGCCGTAGCCACCCCATCTTTGCAAGCACTACCATGATGAGGAATACAACTAGACCGTATATCATCACCATGAAAGCGTTCTGATTAGTTAAGACTTTTGCGATAGCTTCCCACATTACTCTGCCTCGTTCGGGTTAGGCTGTGAAAAGTTCTCTGTGCGAAGCTGTCCACCACTCTTGTCAAACAGCTTGACTGTGCAGTATGCGGTCTGCTTGTTGCTTCCGTACTTGTCGCACTCCGAATGAAATTTCAGTATAGCGGTCTGTTCATCTTCAATCCTTGTAGTGAATTCTGCTTCACCGCCCAGCTGATTGATTGTGAATACTACGATTCTGAATGAGTTATACATTGCATTGTCCTCCTTAAAAAAGTGCTTTTAATGTGTTTCGTGCGTTTTTGTGCGTTTCGTGTGTTTTCGTGCGTTTCTCGTGTGTTTATATCTGCTCCTTATATGATGCTTATTGTCACCTCTGTTGACTCTTTAAAACATTTCCGAAGCACTTCGAAATTCTTCTATTAAGTGCTGACCGCATTTTTTACAGATATATCTTTGATACATGACCACCGAGCTATTGTCCTTGTAATAGTCTTGCTTGACCATCTCATAGTCATGGTCGCAAAATACACGCTTTAGCCACTTAATAGGGTTCTTTGCTCTATCCATGTCTCTACCGCCTATATGACGTTTATTGCTACTTCTGCTACTTCTTCCAACGGCTCAAACCTCACCACTACCCTGTCACCGTCACGTTCAAAGAGTGTGTGATTTACTCCACCGACATACACGCTCATGTTGCCGTTAGGTACGTTCTCGAAAGATACGGACGTATCGTCTATATAAGCCATCTTTAATGCCGTCCACGGGGTAATCTCCGTCACCTTGCTTGCGGTATTTTCTGTTTTTGCCGTGACAGGTACTTGGTTCTTTTGCGATTGCAGAAAAGCCTGTTGGAGATTATCAAAACGGGATTTGAGTTTATTTATTTCTTCTTCATAATTCATTGGTTAACCTCCTTTTTTTAACCTATTCGCACCATACCGCATAATATGTTGCACCCGCATAATTGCTTGAATCCGTATTACATCCAACCATAATACTTTTAGCGGTATTTGATGCACTTGTAACATTCAGTGTTTTTATTCCTGTATACGAGCTTTCAGTAGAATTTAACTGTTCTAATCGAGTGTAATTTGAGCCAGTCGATGGATATTGTGTTACTGTCCATATTACTACTGCTTTATTAGACCCACTTGTTTCGAATGATACATTAGCATGAATTTTTGATATATCACTAAAATCAATCTGTTCAGCAGTAGTAAGGAGGTTAGTCCCATGTGATGAGGTTTTCCCAACATTATTTGTATTCCATGTCCAATTGGAAGAACTGGGGTTTTGGTATGCCTGCATAAGCCCTCCTAATGGAGTATTATCATTACATCCATACCAATAAACTGCACCTTCCGGCATAACATATATTTCAGTCGTGTTTTCCGTGATGGTCACCGATTTGCTATAATCTGCCGTTAAATCGGTGGGGTCTTTTGCTATGGATGAAGTAAACGTTATTGTCGGGTCTACTCCTACTGACGGTTGCGTGATGGTAATACTTACCCCTGTGGCTTTTCCTGTGCTATCTGTGGTCACGGTCTGCGCTCCGTTATCGTCTGTATATGAGAGCGTGTCGGATGCCGCTGAATAGATATCTACGGTCAAATGATAGGTAATTATTGTATCTATCGTCACGTTGTACGTAGTTTCTGCTGATACTGTCGCACTACCGCTATATCCCTCACACTCACAAGTGTACGTACCTGTTTCGCGGACAGTATAGGTTGCTGACCCCTGTGCGGAGAAAGCGGTTGTACCGACCACTGTAGAGCCTTTTTTGATCGTGATTGTTTTTCCGTAAAGACTGGATGCACTTGTGGATATATTTAATATAGCGCTGAATATATCTATAGTTGTGCTATACGTGGTCTGCTCGGTGACGGTTACTGTGGGTGAGCTGAACACAACTCCACCAACTGTGACCTCGAATGTATAAGCGCCTGTTGACCCAGCTATATATGTACCGCTTCCTGATGTGAAATTAACAGTACCTATCTGCACACCATCTTTCTTTACAATGGCACTATTTATGCTGGGATCTGTAGTCACATTGATTGTAGCTGCCCAAAACGAAAGAAACGTAGTGTAATTCCCATAATATGGTACATTAAGCTGATTTGTAGCCGCTCCTGATGTTATTGTGAGTGTACCTGTAGCAGTTACACCATCAATAACGCATACTCCCGAACTATCGAATACACCTGTAAACGTTGATACGCCATCTGATATTATTACAGATTCACCATAAAGCGAGGTTTCAGTTGTAGTTACAGTTATAGTAGAACCGCCAGAACCTCCACCCGATATAGTCACGTTCGTAGTATCATTTTCGGCATCGTCGGACACATTAGCGCCTGCGAAACGTAAGTTCTTACGCTGGGGCATTTCCTGCCCGAGTCCATTGAGGATAGTGTGACCTGCGCCACAATCATCAACAAGTGCTTCAAGGGCTTCCTGCACGCTATTCTGTGTCTCTCCGCCGATATGCAAAGCGGACGCGAGGAGTATCTTATCACTATCGTAATCTCCAGCCATCGGAAGCACAGAACCATGCCTGCCATTGAACGATGATACGCCTGTAACGGCACTTGCTGCCTGTTCGGCCCAATATTCAGCCTCGTTGACAGAGTTCTGTATGTCCTCCAGAAGCGCGGGGACGTCGGTATGTGATACGTCAATCTCAGATACGCCCGCCTTTTCGATAGCCATCTGGAAATTAAGCGTGCCAACCACGCTATCACCGTCCGATATGCGAATTTCTGCCTCATGCGTGCCCTGAACCGTGGTCATCTGGTCATACACCGCGCTTGTGAGGAAATTACTGTGGACCGTGCAAGGGTATGTATATACATTTCCGTCGGGCTTCGTCCCGTTGATCGTGGCCGTGCAACCTGTGAGATTGAACGGAGCCGGACCGTTGAAAATGTTGAACAGTAAAGCTCCGTCCGCGTCCCTGTCGTACTGCGACAGGTGGACGATAGGCATTACCCCCGTAGGTATTAAGTTTAGATTAATGCTCTGTACTCTCATCCTTTTCCTCCATTATCATAGTTGAACGCTCCCATAAAAAGAGCCGTCTACATACACGCCGAGGTATTTTTGGTTATTTGATTCGTAGGTCATGAATTTCACCTCGTCCGTTCCTATTACGCCAGCGTAGCCTATTAGTCTGCCGTCGCGCACCATTACATCGCCGCTCAACTGTATAGCGTTACCCGACCCCGATGGACCTATATACATAAAAGCCTCGGTCATGTTGTTTTCGGTGCCTACGTGAACGCTAGCGCCTGTCATTCTGACTTGATACTGCGTACTCTCTACGGCGATCCTATCGTTGCCTGATATCAAAAGAGCGTTTTGTCCATCAAATCCCTGAGACGGTCCGTATGTCATTGTCGTTTGCAATCCGTTCCTTCCGAATTTAATGGTCGAGCCGTCTATATTCACACCGCGGATGTTGACGCCCTCTATATCCACCGCGTTGATGGTCCCCGCCGTTATCATATTGGCATTTATCTGCCCGTCAGCAGTCAGCGCTATATCATCGAATGGGCCGTCATATCCTGTGTGGGAATGTCCGAGGCCATTAAGATTGAACCGCCAGACATTGACCGCCGTGTCTTTGTCGTCGGTGTCCATGATTAAAATTTCATTCGGCTCGCCGTTCGCGTTCCGATTTATCACCACATGACCACCCAGACCGCCACTAATCAATGACGATGCGTGCGCGATAGCCTGTTGCATAAATGAGGTCGATGCGCTCTCTTTCGCGGTCTGCTGGATGTCGGACAGGGTATTTACGAGATTCGTCCTGACCTCGCCTATCTCGATTTTGCTGTATTTTTCTTTCAGGACGTCAAATTCAGTACGGATGACCTTCGCCTTTGCGCTGATTCCGAGCTTTTCAAACTCCACTGTCACGGTATCGCATAGCTTCACCCGTTCCAGATTGGCGATATCCTTATATTCCTCTGTCTGCCAGAGCGCCACGAAAGACACGTCTATGCTGACCGATGGAATCCCTATATCGTTGCGTTCGATATAGTTCCGGGTGTATTGTTCGAGCTCCGTCTTTGTCGGTGCGTCCTCGAACTCCTGTGAGAAATCTTTGATTACGGTACGCATAAACGGGAAATTATCAGCATTTTCCGAGTATTGAGCATCACCCGTGACTGTATTTCCCTCGGAATCCGTCCAATACGGTACGATACCCGTTATGGTGTTGGATATGTTCTCTTCCTGCTTGATGTCCGTGATGTTCTTGCCATAGCGTAGCGTGACACCGTTATCGGCACCACGGGACGCATAGAGCTTGACCAGATAATTATCAAACTCATATTCTCCACCGTAGACATCCAGGATCGAACCGTTTACTCCGCCCAGCCTTGATCTGAAGCTCTCAGGCAGCGTCTGTTTGTACGTCGCCTGTGTAGCTTTATCTGTCCAGACTGCGAAAGGATTAGACTCGAGCGAATTGTTTACCAGTCCCTCGAGGGCTCCGGCACACGTCCCCGCCGTGAATGGTTCGACCGGGATAAATGAAAGCTGATATGAGATATGTTCAGCCGATATCGCGACCTTGCCGTTCAGCGGCCTGCTGATTTTATAGACTCTGAATAGTTGTTCATTGGCTCCGTCAGATGGCAACACCTTGATGATGGATGAATAAGTCAGATCATCAAAATGCGCCCCGTCTATGGGATATACCATTTCCATGACATACTGACCGTTGCGCTCCTCCGTGACTATGCACGATATGCAATCGGACAATCTGCCGAGCCCGTTCGATGTGAAATTTATTTCGTCAGCACTATATAAAATGGGGATCATAAGGTGTACCACCTCGGTGTGATTTCAATCTTTGTTATCCCAGAGCCGAGACTGACTCCATTCGCTCCCGGAGTAAGCACCGGGAATCTGCCCGAATTCAGCACGATATTGCCGTTGCAATTTGTCGCGCCCTTGAATGCGTCCATCAGCTCGCAATCAATGTCGGTATATTCATCCGCCGATATGATCGTCACCGTATCAGATCCGATGCCGAATGTGCCGAATCCATATACTCTGAGTAGTGGTTTTGCATCAAAAAGGGTGAAATTCTGGATAGATCCGGCCTGTTCAAACGTGATAGTCTGCTCTCCGTCTTTGAGGAATCTCTGGGGCTTGCAATCAAAAGTGATATTGAACTCCCCAGCATATCCGCGCTCGTACACGTTCGGGCTTATCTCTGATGCAAGGCGCCCGATCCGATATTCTTCCGGGTGATATGTATCCTCTATGCGATGATAGCCGGTATTAGCAAGCATAAAAGCCCGGAACGCGTCGAAAAATGACGGATCTCGGAATGTTCTCAGGATATACGCGGGATAGTCAACCTTGATGTTCGAATATCTGCCATTATCAATCAAAAGGTCTCCGTTTCTTCCCGGTATCGATATGCTCTCGACGTCACGCGCCGGAGCGTTATATACGGCATCGCCCTTGACCTCTACCCCGAAATCAGACAGGGCTTTGCCGTTGAAATATAGCTGATTAAGCATATGCTGCCTCTTTTCTATACATGAGATCGTTCATGCGGTCCATGATTGCGTCCGCCAGCTCGTTCACATCCTGTCCGGCTGCCCCGTATACGTTGATTGTCGGAGCGATTGACGTGGAGCCGCCGCCACCTGATGCCGTATTGATTCCCATGTTGACGGGTATGCTCAGGCTCTCGTTCATCTGGTCCGCGATCAGGTCCTCATTGTCTTTGATGCCCTTTGCGAACAGTTCCATCATATCGGGCGCGTATGTGTGGAAATTGGACAGGGGACCCACTTCGGGCTCACTGAATCCGATATACGACTTCACTGTTTCAGCCAAATCCTTGACTGCGTTTTTTAGGTCGCTCCACTTTGCCTTGATGCCCCTGATGAAGTTGTCTATCAGGTCTTTGCCCCATGTAAGAGCCTTCTCGACACTGAAACCTTCTTTTATCTTCTGCAATGCGTCCGCCCCGGCCTTAACGAGAGACGCATACGACTTGACCAGCCCCGTCACCAGCATCGCGATGAGTTTTGCCGATGCTTCGACGATTTTGGGCACGTTTCTGATGATCGCCTCTGTGAGTTTTATCACTATCTCCGGCGCTTTTTCGATGAGTTTCGGCAGTGCATTTATAAGACCCTCGGCCAGACCCAATATCAGCGCTATTGACGCATCGACGAGGAGATCGACGTTATCAATCAAAGAATCCACGATGAAAAGGATCGTATCGACTATTGTCGGGATCAATTCGGGCAGCGCTTCAGCGATTCCCGTTGCTATCTGCAAGATGATCTGCACGGCTGCGTCGAGTAGAGCGGGCAGATTTTCGATAATAGCGTCCGCCAGCTTCATGATTATCGGCAGGCCCGTCTCAATCAGCTTCGGAAGGTTATCAATTATTGCTTTTGCGAAACTTTCCACTATCTCCACACCGGCATCCAGTAATTTCGGTGCCGCGTCTGTGATATTCTTCACAAGTTCGTCCACGCCCTCGCTGATCTTGTCGAATCCGTTCTTATCCCCGGAGACCAGCATAGAAACACCGTCCATCATACTGGTGAGAGACGGCAGGAATTCAGCTATGAGCGCATTTTTGGCGCCTGTCATGGTGCTCTGCATTCTGGTGAGAGCATCCTCGAAATCCGCGCTTGCCTTGACCGCATCGCCAGACATGATCATGCCGTACTGATTGGCCTGTTCAATCAATCCCTTTGTGGCCTCTGCCGACTGGTTGAAAAGCGGCGCGAGATTCTGTCCGGATTTACCAAATAGATCATTGGCAAGGGCTGCGCGGTCGGTTGAGTCTGCCATGCCCTGAAATCCTTCGATGGTCTTCGCGAATAGATCCTCGCGGGACATAGTATTGATGTCTTCCATGCTGATACCCAGCTTCTCGAACATCCCTCTGGCTTCATCAGATCCGTTTTTTGCGTCGTCCAGCTTATTGGTGAGAGTCTTCAAGCCTGTGGTCATTGACCCCATATCAGTGCCGGCAAGCTGCATCACATAATCCCATTCCTGATAGGATTTTGCAGACAGTCCGAGCTTCTGCGACATTTTATCGACATTATCCCCGTACTGCGCGACCTCGTTCGAGGACTTAACGAAAGCCGCTCCGCCCGCTGCAAGTGCGGCAGTGGCGGCAGTTATAGCCCCCGCTCCGACTTTAGCAGCAGTTCCCAGCGCGCTTCCGAGTTTTCCTCCTGCGCTTTTGCCTGCCTTGTCTGCTTCCGGCTCAAGTATGCTCGATATGCTTCCGCTGATGCCTTTTGCACTCGGAATAATTTGTACGTATGCGCTTGCTAATTCAGTCGACATTGTACTTCTCCAGTTCCTTCAGTAAACTCTCTCCGCTATCGAATCCCCTCACGTCCATGCTGTGGTCGCGGTTGATCTCGTCTATTATTGATTTGGGCATATTCACGCCCTTTTGACCGTTCTCGGTCCTTTGCCAGATTAAAATCCCCAATCTATCAGCTATGGCCGCCAAAAGTGTCTGATCCGTGGTTATCTTCTGCCCGGTCAGCTTCATTCTGATGCGGCTATTCTCACGCAAACCGACCGCCAATGCAGCACACATCAGCGGTCGTATCTGGTGGTAATCGTATATGTGATAGTATTCGGCAAAATCGCAAATCAGAGCATCCTCGTCAAGATTTATCAACCTTGCGAGGATGATGAGTTTTTTATTTCTTTCGCGGCCTCCACGATCTCATTGACCATAAGCTGGACCTGATCCTGTGGACAGTATCCTTTGTTTTTCTTGCGGATGAACTCAAAAAGAGCCGTTTTGTCGTCGCCCAACACGGTATTGACGAAAGTTACCGTCCCCTGAACCATGCGCTGGGCGTCTCCGCTCGACATGTCCGCTATAGCTTCGAACACGTCCCACTCATTCAGCTTATTCTCGTCGATTTCGAACTTGAAACCGCTTTTTGTTTTGCCTTTTACCATCCGTCATCAGCCTCCTGTCGGAAGAGTCGACGTATTCGGTACCTTCTTCATGTACTCGTAGTGTGTCGCCTCGTTTGCTGTATTGTCGGGAGCGCAGAACAGTGTCGTGTTGTACCCGATGGCTTCGTTGTCCACGTAGGATATGGTATCCACGTTCGTGACTCTGCCCTGAGGAATGACGATCCTCTTCTTGACGTTGCCCTGCAGCACCATCTCTATCACGAGCGAGTGCTCTGCCTGTGGTGTAGCGTTCGCGATCACGCTCAGACCGTCCGTGAGATTGCCGGACACGTTCGCATCGCCGTATACATGCTTCAGCACGGTGGGATTAAGTGCCTCAAGCAGCGTATAGTTGAATGTGTCCTCTTTGGACGTCTGGACGGACAGTACCGCCGTACCACCCCACGCATTGATAGTGTCCGAATCCGCGCTGTTGCTATTTGTCACACCGGCATCTGATACGAAACCGAGGTTTTCAAACGCTGCGTCAAGCACGGAGGTCGCATCTGTCGGAAGTGCCGTCCCGATCGGAGCCACAAACAGCGCTCCGCCGATCTTGGGCTTGCCGACCGATACATTGCTTGCATTATTATTAGCCATTTCAGCCTCCTTAATAGTATGTGATGTCAAATACCGCCTGATAGCGATATTTTTTGATCGTTGTATCTGTGAAATTATAGTCAGAATTGAGCTCGCAACCGCCAATGTCATCCAGGTCGATAATGTTATCCATTACCGCCTTGACCTGTTCATTGAGTTCAATCGCGCCGACCAAACTGTTCGAATATGTCTGAATGGCGACAGTTGCCGATTTGATATGATTGCTGATGGATGAGCCTGTTTTCTGGATGATGATGAAATTGCCCTGTGGCATAGTTTTAGGCATTTCAAGAAAACTCGAAAAGCCTTGAGCGGTCAAGTATTCTTTTATGATTTTCTCTATCATCTAAGTGCCCTCAGTATTGTATTACTTTCCAAGTTTTCTTTCCGTGCCTCACGCGATACCGCGACGATTTCAGCGTTGGCCCTATTCTTTCCGACGTAGGAGTCCACTTCGTAGCCGTCACCCAAAGAAGCGAGCGCATCTCGCGCCCTGCTCTCACATATCGCTCTCATCTCATCCGATCGGAGGAGTTCGCGGACCCCTTCTGAATTCAGTTCAACCTCAACACTACTCATATCTCTCCAATTTGACCTTTTTGTTCCATGAAAGAGGTATATTTTCTTCTATCCCCGCCGTGGGGTATCCGATAGTCATGTAGGTGCCTGCAAACGGCTCCGGGAGTACCACCTTTGTGTCCGTCCAGTCATGATCATCCCCTTTTGGTATCGCCAATGTGTACGCGATGCGCTTGCCGTACAGACTTAACGTATTCGTTATGTCGTCCGTACTAGGCTCACCGACCAACACATTCCCAATATCCTCCGTGGTCTCTTCATATATAGGCTGACCGCTCCAGTCCGTCCCGGTCTGCGTCATTGTGACTAGTTGTACTGTGATACCTTTAATCATTGCCGTATATCTCCAGTGCTCCGTATGTCTGACACCTTAACCCCAATGCTTTGAGGTCGTTTTTCAGGATTGCAGCCGATACTCCGCCACCCGCCATGATGGGCGTACCACTGAAAGAGTATCCCATTGCTGACTGCGAGAACTGTGATAATGGTTCCCCTTCCGTGTCCTGTCGCAAAACGCGGCCCACGATACTCACCGTCACCATAGTGGCGACTGACGCAAGATTCGGATCATCAATTATCATCTGGTCGAGGTCCTTATTGACCGCTTTAGCCTTTACCCTCAGGGCATCGGAAACGAGCGGTAACAGCTTCTCGACCTTTGCAGTCTCATCGGCTGTGAGTGGTCTGAATAAATCAATTACATCCTGCAATGTAGCAAAATCTGACATGTCTATACCTCATGGAAAAAAGGGGAAGCGTTATTTCGCGCTCCCCTTGACCTTTTTGACCGTCTTTTTGACTGCCGGCTTCTTTTCGGGTTTAGCTTCGGGCTCTCCCTTGACTACCTCAACAAGACCCATACCGACCGCCTTGTCGATACGGGCCTCATCAGTCCAGTCCAAAACCTCCCCCGGTTTGCGCTCACATTTCGCCTGCAGGTCAACAAAACTCTGTCTGGCTACGATCATCAGACGCCTGCTGCCTTAACGCGAGCGAATGCGTCAGCGTCGAGGATACCCCATCCGATGAACGCCTCGGACCTTATGAGGACCTCATTGGCCTGCTTCAGATCGTATGTGCCGCCGTCAGGATTACCGTATTCGATAACCTCAAGAGGCATATCCAGAGCGTAGCCCCACTTGAACGCATCGAAATCACCCAGAATAACCCTGTCGAGGTTACTGTTGGCGGACACGGTTGCGTTGACGTCGAGTGTTGCTCCTCCAAGAGTTGCAGGAGTTGCGCCGAATGCGAAATCGGGATATACCCTCTCGCCGCTCTGAGTTGCTACGGCTGCCATCTTCTGGCGTGCAGCGGGTGAAAGGACGATACCGTTTACTGCGTACTCATCTGCCTCGAGTGCGGTTACGGCCTCCTCGATATTAGCATCGATCTTTGTGCTGTCATGCTCAAGAATGATGGTCTTTGTGGTGGATATCATCGCGTCAAAGTTGTTGCTGCCGATGATAGCTGATGCAGATCCGGTTGCAGGATTTACGCCGTGCATTGCCATGACGTCGAGTCCGGCTGCGATCTTCTTCGAGAATCCCTCAGCGAACTTCCTGAGATAATCGATCTGCTTCTCCTCTGCGGCATACTTGAACTCGTCAGATATACGGCTCTGATATACCACCTTCACGGGTCTGATCTGGACGGGTGATACGGTTGCTCCGCCTGCGGGCTTTGCAGCGGTCTCTCCGACGATTGAAACAGATCCGTCAAAGTTGAATACGAATACGTCCGTGCCTGCGAATGCGATAGGCTCCTCGGCGCTCATCTTTGCGAGTGAGCTGTGGCCCTTTACCTTCGAAAACATTTCTCTTGCAAGCTCAGCGGGGAACTTGCTACCCATTGTGATTGTAGACATAGCTTTTCTCCTATTCTTTCATGTTGTGGAGCATGGACTTTAGCCCTGCTTCGATTTTCGCCTCTTTTGACTGAGGCACTGCTGTTTCACTGCTTGCGAGGGGAGCCTCGGGGACCTTGATCATGCCCTTGAGTCCTTCCGCGCTTTTACGGATTGACTCTTCGTCCTCTCCTTGCAAGTAATTGACTGCTGAGTACGGCAGCCCCATCTCGTTGGCGATTTTGGTTTTTGCCGAGGCCGTCTCGTATGCCTTGATCTGGGAATCCTTCTCTGCAATCTTCGTATCGAAAGCGGAGATTTTTTCATTTGCTTCATTCAGAGCCGTATTCAGCTCCGCGATCTGTTTGTTTGCCGCTTCGAGCTGATTTTTGGTCTCGTCAAATCCGTTTAGCTGTTCCATGAACTTATTCCGCTCACGTTCGAGCCTTGACTTGATAGCGCTGTCAAAATCTTCCTGCGTTTCGATAACTTTGAATTCATTTTCAGCCATTATTGGCTCCTTTCCCGGCTTACCGCGCCGTTTGCGTGATTTTGTATTAAAAAAGCACCCTCTCGGATGCTCTAACACACTATTTTCTGCTTTTTCTTCTCTTTGATCTCCGTCACGCCCCAATGTGCATATATCATGGAGTCCATTATCGCGACATCGATATCGGGCTTCTGGGATTTATACCCGAATCCCCCGGAGCTCCCGATCGGTCTCTTTTCGCAATTCGATATGATCTGAACCACTGAAGGTTGACCCATGTGGCATAGCGTTCCGCTGAATAGATCCCGCTCAAATACAGAATTAGCCAGGATCACTTCGCCCGTGTTCGGGAAAATCGGCTTTTTCAGTCCGGCATCGTGCATCTCATTCGTCAACACCGATGACCCAGAGGCTCCATCAACTATCACGGCCCCGATATCTTTCGCCTTCTTCAGAAAGTCCACGATCCAGCCGTTACCCGTTCGCACATTCTTGCATCCGATGCACTCGAGGAATATCTTTCCGTCAGAGGTCTTGTATGCGATAGACATCGCCACCCTCATTCCGTCTCGACCGTATTTGATGCCGATGATCTTGTCCGAGACACGCTCCGGCACCTTTGCGCACTTCAGGTCGTTCCATTCATTCTCACTGATGGCTGACTTCTGGTTATATTGCAACCATAACCCGAACCGCTGGATATTATAATCGACCTCGTTGCTCTTATCCTCTGCCCGGATCTTACGCTCATCTAACTGAAAGCCCATCGCGGGATTGGTTCTATACCAGAGATCCACATTGTTGACGTCGCACATCTGCTCGACGGACCATTCCGCCCAATACGTGCTCTCGCTCTCGCCCTGAATGCACTCGTTACGCATCGCGGGGAATACAGTTCCGCTTGATACGCTTGTCGGAGGCGTCCCGCATAGGATTGTCTGTGGATTCGGGCTATCAGACACGATATACTGGAGTGTATTTCTCTGATCCTCCGTGTATTCCTGCGCTTCATCCACAATGAGAACGTCGAACCCTTCTCCGAGTCCACCTTTTGACGTCCTTGTCCTAAAATCCACGCTTGCGCCGGTATCGAGTATCGTTATCCGCTCAAGGCCGAACTGTTTCGAGTACGTGTATGCTCTTTCGTAGGTCTCGTCCTTTTTGACGCGGATCACTTCGGTGTATCCTTTGTCCCTGAGGAGCTTCGCAAGCCTTAATGATGCTGCGCTTGAGGTCGATGTTCTGTGTGCCGTATGCAGGACCCTCTCACCGTTCTCCAGTGCGTCAAGTTCTCGCATGGTCAACACTTCGCCCTTTCCGTTTCGCCGGGGGATGGAATATCCAACCTTAACGTGAACATATAACCCGTCGTCATCGACCGCCATGATGTCGTTTATCAGCGTCTCCTGCCACGGCTCTGGTTCTCGACCCGTTTCCCTATATTCTCTGAGCGCACGTTCGCCCCTTGTCTCCGTGTAATTACAGCAAATCCTATAAGTTGGTGTTTGCTCACCTATCCTCTTTGCCATATTTAATTCCCCTTAAAGGTATATTTTGCGATTACTTCATGAAATTGCGGTTGTACGACCTTAATCTGCTTCCGTCATATACAACCTCGCATCTGCAATTTTCATGTCTCTGGAAGACTTCGCGCGGTACGTTCGGATATTCATACTCACCTTCGAGCTCCGAACACCAGTCGCAACAGTTAGCCTCTGCGGTCCTTATGACCCTCGGCCTTAATCCAGAGTTATACTGGAATTCAGCGTTTTTCTTGATACTGTCATCTACGACCGACTGCGAGAAATTAACAATCGGCTCCCCGACCATCCACTTTACATCATCATACTTTTCAGCCGATGAAACCTTATCAATGAATCCGTCAACCTTACTCCTGTTCAGATCCGCTTTCAGACCCTTCAGACCCACGCCGCTTATCTCGTTCAGCCTCGTCTGGACATCCGCGCAATAGTTGGCGATTTCGTCATGGTCCATCTCAAGCAGCGGCCTCAGGATCTTGTCCGCTATGTTGTAATACATACGACCATCCGGCAGGATATCGGCCGATACATTCAGTTGAATGGACCTCGAAAGCAGTTCGCCGTATCTCTGCGACAGATAATTCGCATCGTTATACGTTGCCTTACCTTCTTTCAGGGCTGTCCGTGCTCTCTTGATGGTGCTATCCGTGGATAGTGCTTTATTAAATGTCTTTTTTATGCTTTCAAGTATCTCGGGTGCTATATCATCCATATTACAGTCCTGTCAGCTCTCTCAGCTTGTCCTCTGTCACATATTCCGGGAAAGACTGCTGCAGCTTCATGAATGCGTCACCGATTCCACTCAAGCTCGCACTGTCTGCCTCGAATATCGGCGCCCATTTCGGCTTTGTCAGATATATCTCTTTTCTGGCATATGCCACCCCGTCCCTCACCGACGCTGCCAGATATCCGGCATTGATGAAGCCGATTCCGAAACTTCTCTGCGCTGATCTTGCCGTGAGCCTCAGATTCTCATGGGCTGCCTTGATCGCTTCGGAGCTTGAGGGATTACCCGATGCAAATCCGAGATCGTCGAGTGTCAGCCCTGTCTCTCCCGCGAATGCGCTCGCATACATACGGAATTGCTCGATAAACGGTGCCATGCTCTGCTGGGTGAACTGTCCCAGAGTGGGGCGGTCTCCATCCTCGTCCTTGCTAAACTGAAGCAGGCTGGATATTGTCGCCTGCCACTTTTCGAGCGGTTCGGCATCCTGTGACAGCCCGGTCACGTACTTCTGCGGGAATGAATAAAATTCCGCTGATACTTCTCCGCGTGTCACCGTGTTCCGCGCCTTGTTTATCAGATCCATGCACGACCTCGATATCCGGCTGTGTCCGAATGGCCTCTTGCTGTCGGGCTTATATATGATCGGGACCAGAAGCGGATACCTCGCGGGATTGTTTATCCTGGTCGCAATCTCATCCACGCTCGAATAAAACTCCGTGTAGTCCGGCGTAAAATATGCTTCGAGTATTGGAGCGTCATGATCGTCGCGCTCCAGTACCGCGTATCCCTCTGTCAGAAGATTCGTGATCGGATCTATCACTCCCGTGGCATTCGTTCCATCCAAGACCTGCAATCTGGGAAATCCATCCGCTCCGGCTGAGATATATATAAAATCGCATGAGTTTATCAGCGCGCCCTTTATGGCCGACTCGAATAATATGTCCGCATTGTTTTGCTGATAAATTGTCCAAAAATCGAAATTGTCGTTTTCAAATCCGTCAAATATCAATCTGTCGGACAGACTATCCACCGCCTTTGAACACCATCCGAGTGTACTTTTATAAGCCTCTTTCAGCTTATTCGGTATCACATCGCCCGGATCATATGCGCTGTTTTTCTGCTCGTAATACTTATATCTGAGCAGTCCCCTTGATCGTTTGTATTCGAGTTTATTGCGCAAATACGCTATGCCCTTCAATGTGCTCATTTAATTACTCCTGTTATCATATTAGCGAGATATCTGTGCAGTACGACGCGGGGGATGCCTGAATGGGAGGGGTACGGGTCCCCTGCCCCCATGTTTCCGCTCACGTCATTTCGGCCCGATCAGAAATTCAACCAATCAGCCGAAAGAGGTAAATCCTCATTGCCTGCCACTACCCTCTCCTGCTGTCCTTTTGTGGCTTTTGATTTATCTGCGTATGTCTTATCCGCCTTCTGGCGATTGCAACAATTATGTGCAAGCTGAAGGTTGCTGATATCTGACGGATTGCCGCCCTTCGTCACCGGGATGATATGGTCGACCACTGCCGACCACGGATCGGGGAAGCGTAGGGTCTTATCCACCGGGCGGCCACATATACCGCATATATCCTGAGAGGCTATTATCTTGCGCTTGTTCGATTCGAATTGTCTCCGGGCGGGGCCTTCACGGTCCGGGCGGTATTGTCCTTTACTCATAGTCTTTCAGTCCAAAGTAGTATGTACCGACGTGGTATAGGTCGATATTCGCATCCAGATCCACATGGTATCCGCACTGCTTAGCCAGATAACAAAATGTCAGGTCTTCACCCGCAAAGAATAGCGGAAAGAATACCGTGTTAAATTCCTTTATTACGTCCTCGAATACTTTTCGCCTGATCAGGCAGAACCCCATTCCGACTGCTTCAGCTTCTTCCGCTTTCGGGTCCGTGATCTGATCCGCTATCATGTGGCCCTCTATGATGCGGAGATTATCCCATGCCATCAGTCTAGGGTGTGCTTCCTTCGAGACGTATATTCCTGATGCTATATCTGTCTTCATATCCACCAGTCTGTTGATCGCATCTGGCGGAAACTGGATATCATCGTCGATAAACATCAGGTGCGTATAGCTTCCCTCGAGCATCTGTCTGACTGCTGCATTCCGTGAGTCGTTGACCAGAGCGCCCTTGATGTATGTGAACGAGTATTCAATGTCCAATCTTCTGTTGATGTTCGTCAGGCATTGAGTGAGTTCAATCGGTGCCTTGTCCTTGCAGCATACCGCGATCAGTATTCTGGCTTTTCTCTTTATGTTCATACTTTCCCCTTTATAGACCGCATACTTACCACGCAAAAAGGAGCCGGCATATCGTCGACTCCTCCAGCAAAGTAAGGGTAAGTATGGGTAATTGGTGTTTTACACCGCTATCATAATACCACATTATATTGTACCCTTAGTACCAAACTTTTCTATATGTTGCCATAGTACCCAGTAGAACTTCCGTCGCCTGTCGTAGAAGGTGCCGCGTGATGCCGGCATATCATACTTCCGTCGCAGGATATCGTATGTGGCTTCTTCCATCGTGACACCCAGCAGGATGAAGCGATAGAGATCTGGATCTGCTTCGATGGCTGCCTGTTCGACAATCTTCATGTGTTCGCGGAGTTCAGCCCGACGGATTCCGTTGGCCTCAGTCGTATCCACCTGATTGGATGACTGCACGTGATCCTTGTCGTATCGGAGACCTGTCGATGGATCTGCCAGTGCATTGTATTCGGACAACCAACCCTGATAGTTCAATGCGTAGTGGTACGCCATGCCGAACTCGTGCACGCCCAATGCGTACTTGCCCTTACATCCGATTCGTCTTCGTGACATATCAGCCTCCCATCTTTCGGAGCATCCGTCCGTAATCCAGCGCCAGATCCGCCAGCTTCTGCTTCAGGTCGTCAACCTCATGCCGTAGATCCTGGGCTTCCTTTTCCATTTCCGCTATACCGTCAGCACGCCCCATGTCGTAGCCGGTATTGAATGCGGATTTCCATGTGTTTGTATCTGTCATATCGCACCCCCTATCAGTATCACCGCACTCCATACCGTCACCATTGTCATCAGCTCGCACATACGCCAGTATCCACGGATTTCAAAGAGTGCGAGGACTATCAGAGGTATTATTGATAGACCGAGTAAATATATAAGTATTGTTATCATTCCTTATTGCTCCTTTCCTGTGGCTCATACGGAGTAGGTAAAGGCATCCATGCTCTCACGTTCTTCATATCGTCAAATGTTCCGTCTTGTGAAAAGTGCGTGTCGGGTCTGCCTTTAACGTGATAGCCAACCATAATATCATTATCAATGTCGCAGAATAAAACGCTCCGTCCATCTTCCGGCAACCCCTCACTAACAGGAATCCACATAGGTCTACAATGAAAATCTATCTTTGCTCCCATATAGTTCAAATCCATATGTTCAGGCATTGTATCGCCTTCTTCTAAATCAAATTCGGCTATCCATTTACTCATTCCTTCCCCTCGCTTTCTGCCCGCTCACAAGGCGGTAATAAATCAGTCCTTCCTATTTGTTTTAATACCTGATGCACGGTGTATTCAATATCATCAATCCTACGACCACAGACATATGCTGTCTTTCTAATGGCGTCAATAAGTAATCTATCTTCATCAGACAACCCATCATCTTGAAATGGATTGATTGGTTTGTACGAAAATTCCATATTCATTCCTCACTTTCTGCTACATCAACAAATATAGGTTTTACATCAAGCATCTGTTCCATAATGGTTCTGTCTTTCTCATTCACTTCCTCGTCCTCAACATATCTCCGCATGGCATGATTTATGATAAGTGCTTCTGTTGGTGTGTATTCAATGTTAATTGACTCACAATAACCGTCACGCTTATTAACTATCAGTTTCATTCATTCCTCACTTCTTGACTAAACCTTGACTAAAGTGTCCGCTCACTTTCCTGTGGCTCAACCATCTTTGCTCCGCATACAGGACAAAAATTCATTCCAATAGTGCCATTACCAAAAGTATTTCCAAATTCACACTCCGAGCATCTGTAATCAATTATTTCATCACCTTGATATACAGGTATCCAATACCCTGTCTTTGGCTGTGGATTGACGGGTGGCATACTCCTTATGTACTCCAATCCCTTTTCCCTCTCCCCGTCATCAGAAATCAGCCCGGCTATAAATGCACATACCAGTTTTCTGTCTACTGCATCACCGCTTGGCTCTTGCTTTCCTGCATCTACTACTGTCGGTGTGACTCCTTCCACCTGTGGATAGTAAATCACTCCCCCTTCTCCTGCCGTGGTAGTGACGGGCATCTGCTCTAATGCTTTGATTCCCATTCGCTTTGCTTCTTCATGTTGTGCCTGTGTAGTCTGCCCCGATCCGTTGGTTGTTGAATATGTTTCCAAGTGCTTTATCGCTTCTTCCCTGTTCATTCCTGCCCCTTTCCAAATTCCTGTTCTAACCGCTCATTACACTCATCACATAATTCATATCCGCACTTGTTGTTGTCCTCTGTCAGCAGGACTCCGCAACAATCACAATGCCTTGGTCTTGTGTACTTCTGTTGTTCTCGCTCCAATGCTTTGATAGCCATTTTATAGGCTTCAAGTATCGGCTCTTTGCTTGGCATCATAAGATCACACTTGCCACAACTCCTGTCTATGTCGCAATCCCTATCTACGCATAGATACTCTTTACGGATGATTGCTATAGCTTCGTCTATTGTCATTTTTTCTCTGGTCATTCCTGTTCTCCTTTCACAATCTCCCCAGCGGGCAATTTGCGCATATCTCACTGTCAGTCAGTTCTCCATCGTCTTCGTCCCAGATGTATGGATAGTGACAGTAGTGGTTGCAGATTTCTTCTTTTACGTCCTCGATCTGCTGGCTTATAGTTTTCTGATTATCCATTGTCTTTGTCCTCCTTTACTTTCACCAGTGCATCTGCCAGCGCTTTGTACATATCCAAAATGAATACCCGATCCATTGCTCTGTACCTCTGGTAGATCACGTCTGCTTCTATGTTTGCTTGGCGATAAACCTCTGTCACCGGCTTATCTGATTTCACCGCCCGCTTGAAGATCTGCCAGAACTCGGTGTAGATCTCGTAGTATTTTTTAAGTGTTTCATCATCCATATCCATTTCCTTCCTGTTGCCGATGTCGGCAACGCTTACAAATGCAGTAATATCAAGGCTTCCGGGCAAAATGTTGCCGATGTTGCCGAAAAAACATATAACTTTTATAATTACTATTTCTATTTATTTATTTTTAAAAGTTTTAAGATTCAATATTATCGGCAACACGGCAACAAAATGCCAATAAGACTGTCAACCATGCGGGTTTCAGATGTTGCCGATAGTGTTGCCGTCAGGGTGCGCTCGGCAACATTTACGCCACACTAAACGCATAATCACCGTTATAATAACGTCAGTCATTAAAAGGTAACGTCTCATCTGACTCTTCCCAGTCCTCCGCGATTATCTCCGGCTGAATACGTTCATATGCCCGCTGCACACCATACTTGTCACACCGGATCTTCCCGACCGGCTTCCATCCGGAGATATTATTCTTCATAATCTCATGTATGGCGTTAATGTCCTTACGCGTATACCGCTCGAACTCCCTGTTGAGTGCTTCCTTCCAGAGCTGAACCGCACACACCCTGTCTACGGCTTCATGATCCTCCAGCCACGCTTGGATAATACCCACGTCGGGGTCTTCTTCCAGATATCCTTCCTGTATGCGCTTGGCTGTCTCGGTCTGCTCTTTCGTTAATATGAGCGGTATGTGTCCGCCGGCCCGCATGTATTCGTCCATGATCTCACCCCACGCTTGGAGAATTTCAGCACGTGATGCCTCGACATCATCGAATGGATTGATGGTCTCATGCAGACTGCATGTAATAGGAAGAAAACGCCTATTCCCTGTCCGGTCTGTGAGGAAGTCCACAGGGTTCGATGTTCCTGCCAGCACACACATCCGTGGATGGTCCTCGGATCGACGTGCATACGGTGAGCGGTATGTGTCGGTGGTACTGGTGATAAATGCCTTGATGGACTCGACATCCTTTGCCCGCTTGGTAGCCTGGAGCTCTGCAAGCTCGACAATCCACTTTCCACGCAGCTTCTCAAAAGCCTTGTCGCCTTCCAGTGAGTTGAAGTTGTCATGACACCACAGATCATTGGTGGCAAGTAATCGCAGGAAGCTCGACTTAAATTTGCCCTGTTCACCCACCAGCACCATCATGTAATCGAATTTGCATCCGGGCTTATAGATCCGGGAGACTGCGCCCATCATGAATAGCCTCATGACTGCAGTATTGTATTCAGTCTTTTCCGCACCCACGAACCGCGGAAGCAGATTCTCCACGTGCTTGTTGCCATCCCACATCTCATGTGCATGCTGCAGCATTTCCTTGATGGGGTTCGCTACGTGTTTGTGGACAACGTTATTCAGTGCATCCATCGTCTTCTCGCCGCTCTTTAGGCCGTACTTGTCTTCTATGTAGCTCCGCAGGTTGGTATCGTCGGTGTTATCCCATTCGCGCCATCCCAGGTGCTTGCGCCACGGCAGATCGCCAAACACATACGGCGATGAAGTGACTTCGTTGAAATAAAGCCGTCCGATCAGGCGCTTGTCGTACTCTATAGCCTCTGCTGCATTCGCAATGGACTGTATGGGCTTGTCTGTCAGATCTCCGTTTTTGTCGGTCATATACTTGATGTTTGGGTGTCCGTCTTCGCGTGACTTGGCTATGGTGTCCGTGATTCCCTTTTGAAACTTCAGTGCAGAACCGACCAGCTTGTCCACTTCTATGTCCTTCAGTGGCGGAGTGCACCGTGAAGCATTTTCTGCACGGCATGCCGCATATATAGCCTCATCGCTCACGCCTTTTGCCTGAAGCGAGCATGCAAAGCGATATATGGTGTCATTCCGCTTGCCCGCTCCGATCTTATCCGGAAGCGCGAACGTTTCAGCCTGTCCGGTATGTCCGATGGACAGAAACTTCTCGACAGTCTCCGTGATCTCTGACAGCGGCACTTCATCCGGGTCGTTTTCCCACTGGTACTCGGTGCCATTCGGGTGTAGTGATGGTGGAGCTATCACATATCCGCCTTCTCCGCGCACATCAATACCGTCGAGAATGCCCGCCCTGTTACCGTATTTCTCCGATCCGTCATATTTGAAGTACATATGCGAACCGCCACGGCCTGTGATGGCCGATACTGTCTCTGGGAGCTCTCCATTTTCCTTCTCCCAGACACGGAGTTCCCGCATGCCGTCGAGCCCCTTGTTTTCATCCAGATCCAAATCTATGACCAGTATCCCCGATGCAGATCCGGTGGCTACGCCTATACTGGCATTCGGGTGCCTATCCCACCATGCACGTATAACACGCGGGTCCTTCTTTGCATCCTTGCATCCATGTGGTGTATATGGTTTTTTCGTTGATTCAGAGACAGGGAAGACCGCCCATCCCAGAGCCTCAGCATAATGCAATGCTGCATTCAGATATTTATTTCCCATATTCCCTAATTATTCCTTCTATTATCCGTGCGGAGTCTTCCGGAGCACAGAACATGAACCGTACCCCGTATCTCTCCTGTATGGTCTGCATGGCTTTGTGGAGACGCGCACCCTGTACGCAGTTAGGTGAATACTCTTCGCGTGGATTCTTCCACTCGTAGACCTGTGACAGCTCCGTGATCCCGTCTCTGTTTTCCACAAGAATAATCAGCTGGCATCCGGCGTTACGTGCATTTTTGCATTCATTTATGAACCGGGTATGTTCTTTTCCGCATATGTTGCCCGCGATCTCCAGCATGTTCTCCTTTGTGTCTACAGAGACAGGCGGAACAGGTGCATAGTCTCCCCACGGTAGCTTGGAGCGGCATATATCTATGCCATGTGCCCCAAACCACTCGTGCTTATGCTCATGCTTTCCAGCCTGTTGACGTGTGTCCTCGATGATGGTCATCAGAACGGAAGCGAGTCTGTCTCGCCCTCGGGAACATTGACGAAATCATCATCCATAGGCTTTGCCGGACGGTCCGAGTCCGGAAGCAGCTTCTTATCCGGCACCTTCTGCTCTGACAGCTTGCTTATGGGGAATTCCTTGAATACCTGCAATCTGGTCTTTATTTCGCCACTGTTGCTCACATATTCCTCTTCACGGAATACCAGCCCGATCTTACGCCCTGTGAGTGTGGATTCGTCCATGTTCTTTGTGCCAAATTCATATGCACCGTTGCTCTCACTTACTGCCCCACAGAAACGCTTGAACATTCCCAGAGCCTTCTCTTTGTATGACCTGATGTATGATCCGGCGTTCTCCCACTCCGGGTGGTCCTTGCGCATGGTGGTATAGTAGTCCTCGAATTCACCCTCCGCGATGTCATACCAGATCTTCAGATAGTCGCCCTTGCCTGTATCTGCATTCAGGGGTACATCCTGCACCTTTGTGATGGTGCAGATATACGCTCCGGCTCCCGGTCTCTGAAAATCTCCAGCTTCCTGTACGTTTGTCATGTCGATACTTCTCATAGTTTTTTCCTCCTACAATTTCCTGTGATATGTGTTATTGGTTCATAATCCCCGATGGGAAGATCTGTTGTGATGCGGAAAAACTCGCAATAATGCAGATTATTGGTTTCCCTGTCGTATTTTTGGCATATTTCGTCACATTTCAGCTTCTTTTCGGGGTAAAAATGTGTTCTGTCAGCCATAATCAGATCCCGTAATACTCTCTGATCGCCGTATCGACTGCCTTCAGGTCGTTCGGCATCCTCAGCTCCAGCATCCCTTCGGGTGACTTTGCCGTGGTAGCTCCATCGCTCTGGGTGATGAAGAAGTGCTCTGTACCCTCGACGCAACAGAGAAGCACGATGTTGAAACATCCCTCGACTGTCAGCTGATTGTCCAGCATCTTCCCGACTGTCTTTGCCTTGATCCGGCCTGTGTTGCTGTCGAGCTCTGTGTGATGCAGGAAGTACACGATCACATCATCCGGAAGTTCCTGATTGATGTAGTGGATAAGATTACGGAAGTGCAGCGCAATATCCGTGAACTTTCCGTATCCCTGATCCTTTGCCTTGTCGAACATCTCATTGACCAGCAGATACTGCGAGTCATCGATAATGTAGGTCTTCAGCTTCGGCTCCTTCAGAACCTGCCCGATCTCCTTGTATCCTGCCCTCTTTGCCACCTTGAAATCCTTCTTGAATGGTAAGAACGGCTTCTCGACTGCGAAAATCCCCACCTCATCCGTGGAAAAATTCTTGATGGAGTAGCTTTTTCCACTGCCACTCTCTCCTAAAACTAATACCGGCATTCCCATAATTACTCTTCCTCCTTTTCTGTGTTTTTGATAAACTGTCCTTTTGCATTTCTTTTCATATATGGTCTTTTTATGCCTGTTTTCATTTTCGATATTCTGTCATTACGGCTACCGTAATTGTTGTTATAAGTGCAATCACACCATTCCAGATTTTTGACCATATTATTGCTTTTGTTTTCATCCTTATGATTTACCTGTAAATATCCTTTTGGGTTTGGTATAAAAGCCGTCGCAACCAATCTATGTACCGGAATAAATTTCTTTAATGGCTTTTTGCCATATAGCATCACCCTTTTGTAACCATTTTTATCGGTTTGTTGTTTTTTGATATGCTCCTTGTAAAACACAGAATTAAGGGTGTTTTTGTATCTCCTGTTGCGTCCTATGGTTCTTATATTTCCCTCATCAGAAACCTCGTAAATTGGCGGTATATCGTCAATCCAATCAATTCTTTTCCAGCTTTCCATCATTTACTCCTCGCCACCTTCTATGATCCTCGATGCCCACATGTCGCTGAAATGTAAGATCATGTATGCCGGAGTTTCTTTCCCGGGGATATCATACTTAAATGATGAATATAGGCCGTTATGCCACAGTATCGCCCGCTCCTCCTCTTCTGTCAGATGGATATATCTTTCCGCGATCATTACACTTCTCACCTCATGCGGGATATACACAAGCTCACTGTTTGTGGTAAACGGCTTCTTTTCTGACCTCTTCCCACCTGTTAAGTAATTCTCGACATAATTCGGCTTGCCATGATCCCCCATTTTTCCCAGATCATGGAGCAGCGCAATAATGGTCAGAGAATCATCTGCAACCTCATGTCCCCAGACGCTATTTAATGCCCTTGCCGCGTCCAGCACGTTGAGCGAGTGAATCAGAAGCCCGCCCTCTTCAGCCAGGTGATGTGCGCCGGAGCATGGTGATTCGTAAAATCCACCGTCTTTCATGCACTCAATCAGTTCTTTGATGTTGTCGCGCTTTGTTTTGATGAGCTCCCCATCAAATAACGCCTTGCCGTTAGTCTCGTATTCCTTATTCATCCTCTTCATCCTCCTCGTTGTATTCGTCGTAATTCATCCGCTCTATGCACTGGTCGCATATAACCCCGCCGTAGTATCCTTCGTGCTTCTCACCTTCGTAGATGTGGTGTCCGCAGAGCTTGCATACTACGTACCGCAGGTCTCTGTACCTATCCACAAATTCATCCATTGATAAGCCTCCTGACAAAGTGCGGGATCTGTACCGCCTGTTGCTGGTCCGTCGGATGGCCTGTCACCTCCAGAACGTCCAGTGCGGTACTGACCACCTTCTCCATCCATGCGCCACGAGAGGCAGCGTTTCCGTGCTCATCGTCCTTGCGCTCTGATGCCACTGCGGACAGTTTGTCGAGCGCATCGTTGTATTTCTGCAGTTTTTCCCTGAGTTCTCTGCATTCGAGCTGAATGCACCTGATGTAGTCTTCCGATACTTCCTTATATGACCTTTCCATACTTACACCCCTTTCTATACCCTTAAATTCATTAGATGTGCCAATAACGCCGTTGATTCGCTGGATTTTGATAGTTCTTTGTCGCACCAGATCTCGTATCCCGTCCGATTGGCTCGCTTGTCTGTCGGTCGAATCTTGTCGAGTTCGTGATACGGACATTCCTGTTCGAGCGGACATATGCCGTCTTTTTGACCCTTCGCACAGTATTCCTTGCATCCGCGCTTATTGTTCCGACGATTCAGCTTCTCCTTCTCGACCGCTCTAATCTGAGATACGAGCTCCGCTATCCGCCAGTAGAGATCGAATATCTCTTCCCCGTTCTTTTTGATTTCTCTTTCTTCGTCCATACCGACCCCCCCATGCTTAAACTCCTTTCATCGTGCTGAAAAAGTGGTCCCCTATCTGTGTATATGGCTTTCCGCATCCATAGTGCTGATTCCTGAAGAAATAGACCGGTTCATGTCCTTCGCCTCTCAGTGCCAGCTTGACTGCTTCGTAATCCTGCACTGACGGAACCGCCTTCTGTATCTGTCCATTACTCCATGTTGTGAACTGTCCCGGTGCTGATATGACACCTTCTACTGTGTCCGGGAATGCCTCGTTGTCCACCCTATTCAGGATCACGTGCGCAATCAGTATCTTCCCTTCAAGTGGCTGGTTCTCCGCCTCCGCAGCTATGGTGGAAGCTATCAGATCCCTGTCTTCATCCGATATTTCGCGGATGTTCGGTGCGGGTACTTCTTCTTCCGGCTGCTCGCTGAATATGACATATGCTCCGGGCTCTGCTGATACATTCACTATCGTGGTGGCTACTGGATGCGCCGTCTCTGGCTCGCTCATGTCCGCGGTCAGCATTGCGGTATGTTTTGCCACTTCTATCTGATGAAATCCCGCAGCTCCAGCCGTCATGCAGAACGCTACCGATCCGGCAAGTCCGAGCCATGCAGATACCTGTCTGAGTCTCCCGATCATAGCCATCCCCTCTGTGGTCTCTGGATGAGTCCCTGTCCCTCAAAGATGTCCGCCATGCCCTGAAGGTATGTGGATACCTGATATGCATTCCAGTCCGGGTGTTTTGCCCTGATCTCTGCTCTGTTGGTCTTCATCCATTCGACCCACTGTTCCTGTGTCATTTCCTTTGCCATTTCCTATCCCTCCTTTGCGATTTGCAGCAGTTCCTCATCCGTGAAATATGCGTGCCTCTGCATGTTCCAGAACTCCGCCAGAGTCATATTCCCGATCATGTCCGGCTTCAGCCTGTTTCTGTTCAGTGTCGGGTACGGTATGCCGGTGACTCTCGATATGGCTCGTTCACTGTTCCAGCCGGCCCGACGGAATGCACCGCGGATAATTCCGACACGCTCTGTGTCATTTTTAAGCATAAAAAAGCTCCTGCACGGTTTTTCCGTAATATGAGGCGATCTTTATCTTGATCTCATCTCTGGGTATCCGTTCGCCACGTTCATACATTGCCAGGGCTGACAGTGATATCCCCAAAGCCTCCGCGACCACTTCTCTGGGCTTATCACCGCGCGTTTCCTTTAACTTTTCGCCTACTTTTATATTGTCCACTTTTTACCTCCTCTCTACATATTGTGTCAAAACCTGTATATCACATTACCACGTTACACATTTTGTGTCAACACGGAACGTGTCATTTGTGATAAAATATTTTCGGGAGGTGAATAGTATGGCAAATTTCAGAGACAGGATGAAGCAATTAAGGAAAGAGCGGGGACTCTCTCAGGAAGAACTCGCAAAGAGGCTTAAAGTATCCCGCTCATGCGTTGGAAATTACGAACAGGGAACCCGCGAACCCAGCTACAAGGATCTAATGAATATGTGCACGATATTCAATGTGGATATCGACTACATGCTGGGAAATACAGACATCCCGCGTGGCGCTATCGCCCAGAGCTTATCTCCGGCGGAAGAGGTGCTGATTGATGTATATCGGAAAGATAAGGCGACAAAAGACATGATCGACAGGCTATTGGCGTATGCTCTCATGATAGAAAAGGAGGTCCCCCATGAAGATAACTAAACTCCCATCCGGCAAATGGCACACCACTGTCTACTCGCACACCGATGGATCTGGGAAGCGGAAGTATAAATCCATTACCGCCCCGACAAAATCAGCCTGTGAGTTGAAAGCTGCGGAATTTAAGGCAAACAAGACCCGGAGGACGTTCGACGATCTTACGATCCGAGACTGTCTGACGGGGTATGTGGATGCAAAACGCGGTGTGCTGTCGCCGTCCACGCTGCGGGAATATGATCGCGCCATGAAAAAAGACTTTTCCACAATCCAGCATCAGCGCGTATGCAAGCTGACAAACGAGATCATGCAGCAGTTCGTATCAGAAATGTCCGCCAAGCTGTCACCGAAAACCGTCCGCAATAGATACGGCTTCCTGCGTGCCTCTGTGGCTTTCTATTACCCCGAACTGCATTTCAAGGTAACTTTCCCCGCTAAAGAGGTAAAACGCCCAGAATCGCCTTCTGACGATGTTGTGCGACATATCTATGAGGAAGCCTCACCCAGACTGAAGCCATGTATCGCCCTTGCCATGTGTGGACTCCGGCGCGGAGAGATAGCTGCGGTACAATATGAGGACATTGTGGGTGATTTGCTCCACATTCATGCGGATATGGTGCAGGATAGCAAGAATAAGTGGATATATAAAGAGATTCCGAAAACCGACGGCTCTGACAGATTCATCCGGCTACCGAGTGCCGTGCTGGATCTCATAGGCTCCGGCTCCGGCTATATCGTCCGCGGTCTGAACCCGAACAGTATCGGACAGGCTTTCGGAAGACTCGCACATCGGCTGGGATACAATATCCACCTGCATCAGCTCCGGCATTACTACGCTTCGGTCGGTGCGATCCTGGGTGTGCCTGACATCTATCTGGCGGATATGGGTGGATGGAGACACGATTCGGGCGTGATGAAGAGTGTCTATCAGAATAAAATCAAATCCATGTCGGACTACTACGCGGACAAAATGAACGACCACATCGATGGGATAATGCAGAAAAAGGGAGAGGCAAAATGACCTCTCCTTCTCTCTACATTTTGTGGTTCCGCAGTCTTTGTCGAATGCGATCCTATATATTATTTGCCTATATATTACACCCGGATGGATAAAAAATGCAAAACAAATGACAAAACGAATTTTATGATAACACCTGCTGGACCGCGCCATTACTGAGCAAACGAAAAAGCGATAGACGGGATTCGAATATGTGATAAAATGCGGTCAAACCCGCGTGACATATGGCTTCCAGCCCGATTTTAAGCCAATCGTAGCGCGTGTCATAAAAGGCGGAAATACAAAACGTTACATCAGAATGCAAAACAAATACAAAACAAAATGCAAAACAAAATTTCCTCCAGATTGATGGAAAATAAAAAAGACGGCCACCACTACATATAGTAATGATGACCGCCTAAACCTGAGAAGGAGAATCTGGCTATATTGATTTTAATTTCTGCCGGGTGAGGGGTCCGCATATTCCATCGTCAACCAGTCCGTGTGTCTTCTGGAAGTTCCGTAGGCATGCAATGCTGAGCTGGCCCGCCACTCCATCGACTATCAGCTTATATCCCCCGACACGGTTCAGCTCGTACTGGAGCCAGCGCGCATCGTTTCCGCGGGTGTTCAGCCTCACATTTTTGGTGGGTTCCGGGTAAGGATTCCCGATCGCGGGCCGTTCAACATCGTCATACTGGGTGAGCTTGTACTTCAGTATGATCTGGATCACGGAGTTGACCTCTGTGGATGATGTCATGTATCCGCAGTTCTTGATCTGCTGCATCTGGGTGGTAAATGGTACACCTGAAGAGACCCCACTGTAGAGCTTACTGTTCAACAGCTCGTAGTAGTTGAATACACACTGCTCCATAGAGTCATAACTTCTGAAAGCCGCATTTATCGTGGTGTGCACCCCTACGGTATATTCCTCTTTCGTCTTGCTTGTGAAGAATTTACCGCCCCAATACCGCGTAGCCGTTTTTCCCGTGCCTACTTTCTGACCGAGGTATGAATTGTGGAAGCATGACCCCGCCGTTCCGTATGCGGACTCTACGCAAGCCATACCGATGCAGATTGATGGGTATACTTTGCCCAGCTCCTTGTATGCCTTTTGAGCGCATGGAGCGATTCGGCTGATAAAGTCGAGTATCTGTGCTTCAGATGCCATTATATTTTACCTATCTGCTGGAGCGCCTGTTTTACTTTGTCGAATGAGACCGTTGCAGATAAGAAAGACAGAAAAGTGAGCGCGATCATTATAATCACTTTCTGTATCGTGAACGGCTCGCCAAAATAGAGCGTATATCCGACACACAATGCCACCGTGAGTATGGTGGACACTATGACGGCAAGTAGGTTGCTGGAGTATTCCACCTTTTTCTCGTTCAGTATCTTCTTGATAGCTTCCACGGTGAGGCTCGTCAATACGCTAATAAGCGCCAGTGCTGTCAGTAAAAATCCATTATTCATTATTTGTCTCCTTTAACTTGAATATCTTGATAAGCGCACAAGATAAAATTTCTCCACCGAAACAGGCGTATACGCACGTGGTCAATGTGTCATGTGATACCCCTGTTATGGTGGAGAAGATAAACTCTACCGCCGTGTATATAATCAATATCGCTATTGAGAATACGACGTATTTCGTTAGGCTTCGCATCCGCTTGTGACGGCTGATGCACCAACCGTACCAACCGAGGGATAGGAGAATACCAGCTCCTAAACCCCCGAGAAAATACGCGATCATTTATAGACCTCTCTAATCTTAACCAACCTGTGAATTATCTCGCTTGTCCAATCGTCTACCTTAGTGAGAAACTTCTTTGACGTAAAAATATCGGGCTTCACCGTCATGCTGGCAAGTAGGGCTTTGACTTTTTCCTGCTTGATAGAAATATAGTCAGACTCTACGTTAATGTGATTGTATGTAATCCACTCGACCACTTCGCCGTACATTCTTTCCAAGATATACATAGTGACATATGGGTCGTAGCCCTCTACATCCTTACACATATCATCTATCGTATGCCGTAGCCCCTCACAATAGATATGCGCCCACTCTGTCTGCTGACGGATGATATCTCTCTCCCGGTAATCGTCCCCCAAGCCGAATTTAGATGTGTTCAGCCGTAGCCATCCCATCT